TATAAAATTCAAAAATCAAAACAAAAAACAAGTCACTGCTCAAATTTTATCTGGTACAGATGCAATCAATGAAGATATTGACCGTTTGCTTCGTATTAATATTATGAGTTTGACGTCTGAAATGGTCGCCGAATTAAAGAAACAACAAGCTGCTGTTAAAACAGATTTGAAATTTTGGAAAACGACAACCACACAAGATCAATTTGTTACTGATCTTAATACGCTATAGAAACCAACAGGGCGGCTATCAGAGTTTCTGCTAGTTGCCTGTCTTTTCCATGAACTAATTGCTTATTGACGGTTTCCATATTAGTAACCTTAGCAATTTCATCTTCATATTGAGTCATGGTTATTTCGCCAATAGTGTATTTGGTATTCAAATCTTCAATACTCTCTGTAATATCGTCGATGATATCACAAACCTTTTCAACTGTCATAGTTACTTCCTTTATAGTGTGCCCTGTAATATAAATAGAATATTCAATACAGGAAAATTAACATGATTAATAATTATTTATCAACTAGCGGTTTTACGATTTTAATAGATAGGTTACCAGAAGTTGAATTTTTTACAAAGAAAGCAACACTACCTGGCCTTGGTTCAAACCCAGTTAGACTGCCGTCGCCATTAAATGAGTACTACGAACCAGGCGACGAACTTGGTTATGAAGAATTAGACGTTGAGTTTCTCATCGATGAAGATATGATAAATTATATTAGCGTTCACGAATGGCTTGTTGGTATAACATCACCGCAATCTTCAGATCAGTACAAGAAATTAAAATCCCAGAAGAATGGAATTAAATCTGATATAACCCTGCTAATATTAAACAGCAACAAAAACGCCACAGTGAAGGTTACTTATTACAACTGCTTCCCGACTTCCATAAGCCCAGTTGAGATGTTATTAGATAACTCAGATGTGACTTATGCAGTAGCAACAGTAAACTTTAAATACGATTACTACAAAATTGAAAAATTAGTTGACATCTGCGCCTAGATGGTGTATAATGCATAAACATTACATAATTTGGAACAATATAATATGAGTGTCGAAGACATAAGCGTGATTTGGGCAAAAGATGCCCCAATAGATGAAACTGATTTGCTAGGTGCATCCAAGGATATACCAAAATTACATAGCAAATACTACAATATGTATTTTCAAGAAGTGCTTAGAGTTAAGAAACTCAAATGGGATTACAAAGAACTCGAACGCCTCAAGCACGAATACTATAGCGGCAATTTACCTGAAGAAGATTTAAAGGAAAACAATTGGAAGCCTTTTACTCTAAAGGTACTTAAAAACGATATAGACCGATACATTCAATCCGATAAAGACGTTATCAAACTCAGCCTGAAAATAGATTACCATACTGCGCGTGGTGATTTTTTAGAAAATATAGTAAGACAAATACACAGTAGGAATTTCATCATAAAAAATATGATTGACATTCTAAAATTCCAGGCCGGAGAATATTAATGTTTGGAGAAAAAGAAAAGACATTCGTACCTTGGAATGAACTTATGGAATATGCTAAAGAGCCGTATTTAAAAAGGGCGAGATATTTAATAGATCACTCTTATACCTTTTCGATAGATGAGGAAACTCTCGCTTCACGAATGTACTTTAAAGAAAACGCTAATGATAAAATAGATAATGGAGATAAAAATGAAATCCTTTAAATATGATGCTAGTAAGCATTTGTTTATGATAAATGATACAACCATTAACACAGTACAGTCCGCCGAATATAACGACCTATCTAGTGCCGACGTAAGACACATGATGAATTATATTGCCGAACTTCAAGGCGAAGTGAAAGAACTTGCTGAAGAATTAAATATCGCAATAGAAGCAGTTGAAGAAAGTGGTGTTGATTACGACGAAGTAACTGAACATTTGAGGAATCAATAATGTTGATAGTCCGTATATTATGTTTAGTTGCGTTATTAGCCAATTGCCTAGTATCTTTTTTTGTTGAAGATGATAAGACTGCAAAGAAGAGTTATTGATGATTGCTGCATTGATTATGATAGAGCAGTCGAACGAATAAAGTCATCTACCTAACATAACTGAAACCTATATAAATAGTACATAATAATTATATAGGTGACCGTTATGGCAAATATCATAAATGTCGAGTACTTAAATGAAGTTGATATGAAGATTTCTTGTGACTCGGGATTAAAACATGAGATATCAGATTATTTCTCATTTAAACCAGAAGGTGTTGAATTCCATCCTAAAGTTCGTGCGAGAATATGGGATGGAATTATACGTCTGTTCCAACCAATGCGCCCAGTACTTCCTGTGGGCCTATTAAAGCACCTCACAAAATTCTGTACAGACCGAGATTACGAGTTGAACGTCTGTAAAGAATATGCTGAAACCCATACAATACCTGACGATTATTCTTATGAGTTGGCTAAACAAATTGGTCTTGATAAGAAATTCAATCCTCGCGATTATCAAAACAAATATGTAGTTGAAGCACTAAGAGATAAGCGTTCGTTGAATGTTTCTCCTACGTCTAGTGGCAAGTCGTTAATTATCTATTTAATTCAGCAACACTATTATCAAACTTACGGCCATCGTACACTCATTATAGTTCCTACTATCTCACTTGTTTACCAAATGGCAGGCGACTTCAAGGACTATGGCTGTAACGAAAAGGAAATCTATACGATAAAAGGCGGTGTTGATAAGAAAACTTCTGCGAATATCGTTATCAGTACATGGCAATCACTTGTTAAGGTTTCGAAAGAATACCTAGGTCAATTCGACGTTATACTTGGAGACGAAGCACATTTATTCCAAGCAAAGTCAACAACTGCCATCATGAATAAGATGATCGATTGTAAATACAGACATGGCTTTACTGGTACACTAAAATCAACAGAAACTAAAACACATCGATTAGTTCTTGAAGGTTGTTTTGGGTCTGTTAGGAAATTCGTATCAACTCGTGATCTTATGGATTCTGGTACTGTTGCTGACTTTAACATTAAATGTCTTGTGCTGTCGCATGCCGACGAAGTTCGAAAAGTGTTTAAAAGGGAATTTAGCAAAGTCAAGGACAACTCTAAAAAGTATCCTGCTGAACGTACCTTCTTGATTAATTGCGACAAACGACAAATGTTTATCCGTAATCTTGTCTGGTCATTAAAAGGTCAAAACAATTTAATACTTTTTGACTTGGTAGAGAAACATGGCAAACCTCTAGAAGAGTTATTGCAGCACCCTGATAGGTCTTTACATTTTGTACATGGAGGCATGAAAGGTGAAGAACGCGAAAGGATTCGTAATTTAGTAGAAAATGATCCAAACAAGAATCACGACATATTAGCATCTTATGGTGTATTCTCGACCGGCGTAAATTTGAAGAGACTTGACAATGTAATTTTTGCCAGTTCAAGTAAATCAGAGATTAAAGTATTACAATCTGTAGGACGTGTATTAAGGAAAGGTAATGGATCTGATGTTGCTACTCTTTATGATATAGCGGATGATTTGAGTGTTGGTAAGAGTTTTCGCAACTATACGTTGCAACATTTTAGAAAACGTATAGAGATGTACTCGACAGAACAATTTCCATTCAAGATATACACAATACCGTTATAATCAAGCACAACATTCATAGGCGATAGACCTATTATAACAAGTTCTAAGCACTTGTCAACCATTATTTTAATCTATCTGAATTTATTTTAATGGTTGACAAGGTTCTATAGTATGATATAATACATTCTTTACAAAATTAATCAATAGCGAGCATCTAAACTATGGCTAGAAAAAAGAATTACGTGAACAATCCCGACTTGCTCCAAGCAATTATCGATTATCAAAAAGCAATTGCTGATGCTGAAGCAGGTGGAGATCCAAAACCAATCGTACCTGATTACATAGGTAAGTGCATCATGCTGATATCAACTAAATTGGCTACTAAACCTAACTTCTCTGGGTATTCTTACAAGAACGACATGATCGGCGACGGAATTGAAAACTGTCTCCAATACATGCACAACTTCAATGCAGAAAAATCAAAAAATCCATTCGCTTATTTTACTCAAATAATTTGGTTTGCTTTTCTGAGGCGTATTGCCAAAGAGAAAAAGCAGATGTATATTAGATTCAAGGCGTCAGAAAATATGGCATCTACTTTAAATTTAACCGACTCGGATGATGTGCAGATTTATATGAACGAGCCACCTGCCTACATCAGCGAATTTATTAAAGAGTACGAAACGAAACTACACAACAAAAAGACCGACGCAGCTGAGAAAAAAGAGGAAAACGAATAGATGAAGATAGCATTTGTAACTGATATGCACATAGGCGGCAAATCAGATTCTAAATTATTTGGCGACTTTCAAGAACGTTTCTTCCTAGAGGTGTTCTTTCCATATCTTGATGCTAATGATATAAAGGTTATCATGGATTTGGGCGACACCTTTGACCGAAGAAAATATATAAACTTCCTAAGTCTCAAACGAGGTAAAGAATTCTTCTTTGACCAAATAGAAAAGCGTGGAATTACGTATCATGCACTTGTTGGGAACCATACGACCTTTTATACTAATACCAATGATGTTAATTCTATGGATTTGTTACTGAAAGGCTATAAAAACTTTGAACTGTATGAACATGAAGCAAAAGAAGTATCCATAGGTTCTACGAAGTTCCTGATGTTGCCGTGGATTACTAAATCGAACTTCGGACAGATATCTGATAAGATTGCTAAGTCTGATGCAAATGTCGTGATTGGTCACCTTGAAATGAAAGGTTTTGAGATGATGAAAGGTTCTTTGTGTACACATGGTCTTGATATGAAAATGTTTAAGAACTTTGAAGCAGTTTATTCTGGGCACTTTCATCACCCATCTAAATATAGAAATATTGAATATTTGGGTGCGCCGTATGAAATGACATGGGCTGATTATAAAGGCAGTCGCGGGTTCCATATTTTCGATACCGAGACGAGAGAATTAGAAAAGATTGAAAACCCATATCGATTGTTCTATAAGATCGACTACGATGATACTGATATGACCATCGACGATATTGCTAACATGGATACTTCTATGTTGAAAGATACGTACATAAAAGTTATCATCAAAAACAAAACCAACGCCCTGCTGTACGATATGTTTATGAACAAATTGGCAGACGAAGGCGCAGCTGATATTAAATCAATAGACGACTCGTTGAACCTAGAGCAAATGGACGACGATGAGATACTTGATGAAACTCAGGACACTAAAGAAATATTACATGCCTATATTGATTCTCTAGATACTAAAGTTGATAAAGATGAAATAAAGGCAACAATAAATGAGCTGTATTTGGAGGCGACGAATTCATAATGAGATTACATTTCAAAAGTGTAAAGTATAAAAACATACTTTCAACTGGCAATGCCTTCACTACTATCGATTTGGATAGAACTCAATCTACTTTGATTAGTGGAGGTAACGGCGCAGGTAAAAGTACCTTATTAGACGCGCTTGTGTTTGGTCTTTACGGTAAACCTTTTCGTAAAATAAACAAGCCGCAGTTGATTAATACTATAAATAATAAAGAATTGGTTGTAGAGGTTGACTTTTCGACGGGCGGAAGTAACTATAAGATTATTCGAGGTATGAAACCGAACATCTTCGAGATCTATAAGAATGACGCGCTTATCGACATTGATTCAGCCACAAGAGATTACCAGGGTTATTTAGAACAATTTATTCTTGGTATAAACTACAAGTCATTCAATCAAATTGTTGTATTAGGAAGCGCAACTTATGTCCCGTTTATGGAATTACCTCCACAACAAAGACGAGATATTATTGAAGATTTATTAGACATTCAAGTATTCAGTACGATGAATCTTTTGGTTAAAGATCGCTTGTCTGTCAACAAATCTGATATAAAGGACAATAGTTATCAACTTGACATGGTACAACAAAGAATCGATTCGGCGGTAGAGCACAATGAGTCGATTAGAAAAATCCGCGAAACTGAAGTAGATAAAATCCGTGAAAAGATGCAAGGTCACTTAGATACAATCGAAACCAAAATGGCCGTTATCGAAACTCTTAATGATGAAATAGCAGAACTTATTGCTCCAATATCTGATAAGAAGAGTGTGCGTGAAAAAATCGAAAAGGCAAAAAGTATTAAGCGTGATTTGGAAGGCAATATCCGCAGTTTTGACTCTGATCTTAGTTTCTACCATGATAATGATAATTGTCCTACGTGCAAGCAAGGGATCGATCATGAGTTTAAAGACGAAGCTATCAAAGAAAAAACTACCAAACGAAAACTTGTAGAGGACGGCATTGCAGGTATCAAGAAAAAGATATCAGAATTGCAAGATCGACTTAATGAGATCTCTGGCGTAGAAGATAATATTCAAGACAAGAATCTAAAAATCGTCGAAACGCGTGGCGAAATTAAGATATCAAAAAATGCGCTTGTTAGTTACAAGAAAGATATGGAAGGCGCTAAACTTCAAGTAGAAGAAGTTGATGGTGCTAAACTTGACGAGCTGAATACTTCAAAATCAAACTCACAAACCGAACGCAAATCATTATTGGATGAAAAGGCGAAACTGGCAGTAGTAAATACTATACTGAAAGATGGCGGAATCAAGACTCGAATAATCAAGCAATATATTCCTGTCATGAATAAGCTTATCAACAAGTACTTAGGCGCCTTTGATCTGTTCGTTGATTTCCAGTTGGATGAAAGCTTTAATGAAGTAATCAAGTCAAGATTTAGAGATACGTTTTCATATGCTTCGTTCTCAGAAGGCGAAAAGTTGCGTATTACATTAGCCATTATGTTAGCGTGGCGTGCTGTTGCGAAGTTAAGAAATTCTGCTTCTACCAATCTATTGTTGCTTGACGAAACCTTGGATGGGGCACTTGACGGTGTCGGTATCGAATCACTAATTGAAACTTTACATTCGGTCAACGGCGACGATAACAT